GTTTACGGCTCGGCATTCGTTCGCAGGATACCGATGCGTGGATTCCGGTGCAAATGTGGGACGCAAACAAGCGGGAAATCGAGTGGAATTTATTCGACCGTGCCGACTGCTCAATAGGATTGGATACCAGTAGTTCGACCGATATTTCTGCCTGTTGCTTATGCTTTCCGATTACGGACAAACTCAGGCCGTGCGAATTCGACCGGGCTTGGGGGTATGCTTTACGCTGGAAAATGTGGGTTCCGGAGGGATACATTAACCCGGCAGAGCGGCGATTACGCGAGACGGTATCACCGTGGGTGCCGACCTGGATCGAACATACGAGCGGGGATGTTATTGACCACGATATGATTGAACGGTATTGTAATAGTGTTACTCGACAGTTCCGATGCCGTCGTATCGCTTACGATCAGCGGGCAACGTCGATGCAATTGGCAATCAGGTTGCAAGCTATGACGACGGTCGAGCCGATGAGCCCGAATCTATCGCGGTTCGCGTTGCCGACAAAGCGATTCGGCGAACTGGTTATGTCGGGGCGGATTGTACACGATGGTTCGCCGGTCATGCGATGGATGGTGACGAACGCAGTGATAACGACAAACGGTGCCGGGCATATGATGCCGTCGCGTAAGAAGTCGCGGAACAAGATCGACGGCGTTCTTGCGGGAGTAATGGCGTTAGATGGTTCGATTTCGCCAACGGAAGTAACATACGTGAGTCCAACTATCCGAACGGTGTGATATGGGATTGCTAAGCCGATTGAATCCGTTCTCAGGCTCGCGTTATGCCAGCGAAGGCACAACGTCTGATCGTCCTGCGGGATGGTTCCTCAAATGGGCGAATGGCGGACCGTCGAACGTCGGCGGGACCAATGTCACGGAACAAACCTCACTGAACTATTTGGCAATCTTCGCGTGTGTGTCCCTGATTTCCTCAACGATTGCGTCCCTGCCATTGGTGACCTATCAACGCAAGGGTCGGTCTCGAGTGCGGGCAACGAATACGGACATTTACAAGATTCTGCACGATGAACTCAATGTTAATATGTCCGCAATGACCGGGCGGGAGGCCGGAATTGCTCATATTCTGACGTGGGGTAACTCGTTTTCGCAGATCGTGACGAATAAATCCGGCTCAAAAGTGCTCGGAATCTATCCGCAAGGGCCGGATGTGGTGCGTGTTTGCAAAAATAACAGCGGCGATTTGTACTACGAGATCATGCAACGCAACTCGAATAAGGTGCTCGCGACGCTCCAGGCCGATGAAATGCTCCATGTTCCGGGGCTTGGATTCGATGGAATGGTAGGATATTCGCCTATCCGAGTGGCTAAAACGGCCATAAATACAGGCTTGCGGATGGAAAAAGAGGCCGAGCGGTTCATCACGCGGGGCATTCGTCCGCCAGGTGCGATCAAATTCCCAGCCGGTACAAAGTTCCGTGACGATCAGGACGCAATCAAATACCGTAACAACTTCAAGAGCATTCACGCGAACGAAGACGGGTCAGAGGAAATCATGATCCTCGAAGATGGTGCCGATTGGATGCAGTTGGGCATTGATCCGGAATCCGCTCAACTGCTCGAATCAAGAAAGTTCACACGCCGTGAGTTGTGCGGTATCTATCGGGTTCCACCGCACATGATCGGGGATGTGGAAGCCTCGACGTCGTGGGGAACGGGCATCGAAGAGCAAAAGAACGCATTCGTGACTTTTTGTTTACTGACATGGATGAAGCGGATTGAGCAGGAGTACAACCGTAAGCTATTCGGTGGCTCGAAGGATACCTACTGCGAACACCTCGCGGAAGGCATGATGCGGGGCAGCATGAAAACGCGGGCCGATTCGCTCAAAATCATGCACGAACGCGGGATAATCACCGACAACGAATGGCGGGAAATCGAGAACCTTAATCCGCTACCGGGTGGCGACGTGCGACACTACAATCTGTCCGAAGGCCGCATCGACGAGAACGGTAATACGATCCCGCCGGACTCGCAAGCGATTGACGAGGAAGATGACAACGACGATACGGCACTCGATTTACTGCCCACGATGCAAGAGGAATAACGATGTTGTGGGATGTTAATAATCCTGAGCATGCGGCGATGATTCCGCTAGAAGTCTTCGATGCCGTAGGGGTTGAGTACCATTACGTTACGAAATGCAATACCGAAACAGGCGAGATTGAATTCATTCAGCACAACGACAAGATGATAATTGAGCATTTCGACGGAGAGCCGATTCGCGTCAAACTTACAGCACCAGCACCACTAGAACTACGGCCAATAGCCAAGGCTATGTCAATAGTTTCATTCAATCAAGCCGTTACTGAGGGCAAGCTATGCATTACATGCGAATAATGGCCGAAGCGGTATCAACGCCGTGGGCAATCCTTCCCGCAAAACTCGCGGCTATTCAGGCATTCCTACGCATCAAATCGGAAGGCGGCACAATTCCGCAAGCCGAGATTGACGCGATGAAAGCCGCGAAACAAGCCGCAGCGATCAACGCAAACGGTAAGGCCGCGAGCGTCGCGGTCGTGCCGGTCTATGGCACAATTGTACAACGGGCTGACCTATTCACCGAAATCAGCGGTGGCGTGTCCACGGTATCGGTCGGTGAACAGATAGATAAACAAGCGAATGACCCGGCGGTAAAGGCGATCATCCTCGACATCCACAGTCCAGGCGGCACGGTCTACGGCGTGGGGCAGCTTGCTGAGAAAATCGCGTCGGTCAAATCCAAACCGGTTATCGGCGTGGCGAATTCGCTTTGTGCATCGGCGGCTTACTGGATCGCGTCGGCCTGCTCGGAGCTTGTCGTCACGTCTGATGCTGAGATCGGTTCCATCGGCGTGTATCAAATGACATTCGACGAAACGGTCGCCCTCGAAGCGATGGGCGTTAAACCGACGATGATTAAATCGACGGAACTCAAAGCCTCGGGCAACCCATACGAACCGCTCACCGATGCGATGCGGGCCGAACTGCAGAAGGGCGTTGACGATTACTACCAGCAGTTCGTCAACGCTGTCGCAAAAGGCCGGAAAACAACCCCTGAAAACGTCGCGAAGACGTTCGGAGCGGGCGGTACTCTGCGTGCTCGTGAGGCCGTTTACGTCGGAATGGCTGATTCTATCGGCACTTTGGAGGGAGTGATTGCTCGATACATGACCGACCATGTGCCTAAAAATAAGGGTATGTCGGTTGAAATCGCCCGTCGGTCAATGCTAATCGGCTAATTATTTCCCAATAATGGGAAATTTGATGTTTCCTTAGGGCTTCCTAAATGTTAGTATTCACTAAGACTAAGTGAATACTCGCATTCCATCGGAGGCCACGGCTATGCCAATCGCAAAACTCGCCAAGCAAATCGAAGCCGCGAACGCAACTCAACAGGCGATTCTCGACAAGGCCACGGCGGAAGATCGTGCGGACCTAACCGCCGATGAAAAAGCCGAGTTTGACCTCCTCACCGAAAAGAAATCCTCGCTCAAAGATCAGATCAAGCGATACGAACAACTCGACGCGGACAAGACCGACGCGGCGAAGACGAAGACCGCACCCATCGTTCAACTAGGCGGCGGCGAACACGAAAACGAGACGATCTACGCAACCCCTCATCGTCACAACGGGCGGCTAATGTCCTTCAAGGGACCGGACGCAGCGAAACGAGCACATACGGCGGGCATGTGGGCAGCGGCTACGTTGTTCGGAAATCAGAAGGCCAAAGACTGGTGCAAGAATCAAGGGCTTGCAACGAACGGGTACGAAGCCGCATTTCTCAATACGGGCATCGCATCGGGTGCCGGGTATCTTGTCCCGGACGTGATGGAATTCGCGGTCGCGGAACTCATGCTCGAATACGGCGTGTTCCGTCAACTCGCGGACGTGGTTAACATGACCTCGCTCACATGGAGCGGGCCACGACGAGCCGGGGCGATGACTGCCTACTTCGTCGCGGAGGGATCCGCACCAACGCAAAGCGATCCGAAGTGGGACCAAATCAAGCTCGTCGCCCAGGATTTAGGGGCATTCACGAAACTGAGTCGCGACTTGAACGAAGATTCCGCCGTGAACATCGGCGACAAAATCACGATGGAACTCGCTCTTGCATTCGCCACAAAAGAGGATCAGTGCGGATTCAACGGCGACGGCACTTCGACCTACGGCGGCATGTACGGACTTCGCACGAAGATTCTCGCAACATCGGCGGCATACATCACGGCAGCCGCAGGCAACACAACCCCGGACCTGCTCGACCTTGCCGACTTCACGAAGTGCCAAGGTGCGTTGCCAATGTATGCGGGGATGCAACCGGCATGGATCATGCACCCGCAAGTTTACGCGAACTCGATGGCGAACCTCATGCTCGGTCAGGGTGGTAACACGGTGGCCGACATCCAGGCCGGTACTCCACGGGCGTTCCTCGGCTCACCGGTTGTACTGTCCAACGCAATGCCGACGTTCGCAAACTCGACAACCGGCACGCTTCCAATTCTGTACGGCGATGTGCGGATGTCCTCAAAAATGGGTGTCCGTCGCGGTATCACGGTCGAATCGGGCCTGATTAACGACGACTTCACAAAGGGTCTGATTACGATCCTCGGAACGGAACGCTTCCAGATCAACAATCACACCATCGTCGATCCGGTCACGGCGGATTATGGTCCGGTCGTCGGCCTGAAACTGGCCTAATACGCAGTAATTCCGCAGTAACCTTACAAGTTCCACCAGCACGACCGGAGGCATTGAACATGCAAACAGATACGACCTACAAACTCGTGCCGGTGATTTACCCGGCGGCGATTGTTGACAACGCAAGCCCGACGTCGGTCGTGGTCGACACGCTCGGATGGAATTCAATCCGGTACATCGTGTTTCTCGGTGCTACAGACATTGCCATGACGGCACTGAAGCTTCAAGAGGCCGACGCGATCGACGACGCGAACACGCTAACAAGCGGGGCCGACATCACAGGGCTGATTTTCGGTACATCGGTCAATACCGCAGGATCGACGAGCACGCTACCAAGTTCGGGCGACGACAACAAGTTTTTCGTATTTGAACTTCCGCTGAAGGGTCGCAAACGTTACCTCGACCTCACCGCAACCTGCGGCGACGGGGCAGCAGGCACGTATATCACAGCGTGGGCCGAACTCCGAAGTCCATCGGTTGCACCGATCACGGCGAGCGGCAAGGGTGCCAGCCAAATCCTCGCACTCCCGGTCTAAGGATTGTTCGATGATGGTCGAACTACAGTTCTTGCGTTCGTTCGGTAAATACGCCAAAGGGGATTCATTGCAATTCCCGTTGAGCGGATACACGAAAGAACTTGTCAGGCGGAAGATTGCTCAGGTGGTGACGGGCATCGCCGAGGAATTACCCGCCGTTGTGCCTGAAAAGAAGGCCGATTATAAGCCATACCGAGGGAAGAGGGCGTAGTTGTGGGAATGAATCCAGGCTACTCCTTGATAACGACGGTCGAGCCAACTACAGAGCCGGTAAGTGCCGAGTTGATTCGCCAGCAATGTCGCGTAAGTGATACGGCTGATAACTCCGATCTGTATACGCTCTGGGGTGTAGCGGCCCGGAAGATGATCGAAGACGAGACGCAAAGAAGGCTGATAACGCAAACGATCAAACTATCGCTGCCGTTTTTTCCGAACGATGGCTATATCAAGATTCCAATTGAGCCGGTAGCGTCGATCACATCTCTGACCTACTACGACGTGGCCGGGTCACAGCAAACATTAGTCGCGGGAACTGATTACTTAACGGAACTCGCACGGAGGCCGCCGGTTGTTTATCAACACCCGCTCGGCTATTTTCCGCCAACGCAAACAGGCCGTTTGGACGCGGTGCAATTAACATTCGTGGCGGGATATGGTGCTGCGACGGCGGTCCCGGAATACATGAAAACGGCAATACTGATGTGTTGCACGTTTTGGAACGCGAACCGAGGCGACGTATTTCCGCCTGCTGGTGAGGATATTCATAAGGTGCTCGGATTGCCAAGCGGCGTTATCCGTTTAATCCGAATGATGAACGCACGAGGGTATAGCTAATGTCACGAACCGCAGGCTTCGCCGTCACGGGCGTATCGAGTCGAATCTCGGCGACGTTCACCCGTCCGGCCAATACCACCGCATACACGGCGGGCGATGTTGTCAGTAATGACGCGGTAACGACGACCCTCCTCGAAATCGCGGCCATCGGTCGGCGTCCAGGTGCGACGGGTTATATCACCGGGGCGATGCTGCTCACGGATAAAAAATCAATCACGCCGTCAATCAAGTTGAAGTTCTTCAATGCGTCCACGGCGACGGTAGCGGCTGATAATGCACCGTCAAAGGAACTCTATGCCGATGCGTCGAAGGTTGCGGCGGGTGCAATCACCATGCCCGCGATGACAACGCCAGCGGACACAACGAATAGCACAATGAGCAAATCTGAAGATATGACGCTACGGGTTCCGTTCAAATGTGCGGCTGATTCGCAATCGTTATACGTCCTGCTCGAAGCCGTGGACGCATTCACGCCGGCGAGCGGGCAAGGTTTCACGCTCGTATTATTCGTGGATCATGATTGATGGCCGACATCAGCGAAGTCGATGTTTACGAGGCGTTCCGGTCGCTCTGGTCAACGTCCGGGGTGCTTATCGGATGGATACCGCCGGGCCGGGTGTTTCATACGACGGTCTGGGACGAGGGCGTGCAGTATCCGATATGCGTCATTACGATGGCGGGTACGACACAGATGCTCGTCGATCCGTATATGCTCAAGCGGTATATGGTAAAAATGGAGTTGAGATTCAAGCGTGAGGAAGAACAACGGGCGATCCTTTTAGCGGAAATCGGGCGGGTGTTTACGGGTTCCGACGATACACCAACGGCAGGGCTGGAAATTGACGGAGCAACGGTCCTGCATTCGTTCCCGGTATCGAGTGGGGCCGATGTTCGCAGCGGTCAAGTGGTATCGGTGGCAAGGCCGGACAACGAAACGATCCAGTACATCGACGTGTCGTTTGATGTGTTGATTAAGGTAACGCGAGATACATAGGCATGGCGGTTGGTATTCTGAAATCGACAATTGCATTAACGCTTTCCGCATTGCGGACTAAGGCGAGCGGGATTGCACCGACGAAGCGGACAATCAACAGCGGAAGCGGCACAATGCCGAATACGGTCGCATCGGTGACAAGCGGGACGGGTTCACAGCAAGTCAACCAGGTTTATCTCGCCTCGCGGTCGATCCTCACAACCGCGAACGATGACATTGACCTGAGCGGTAGTTTGACCGATGACGACGGCGACGCGATAACATTCACGAAGATCAAAAAGATCATCGTCGCCATCACAAGTGCGGACGGATCAAAAAAGCTTTACGTCGGGCCAAAGGGTGTATCGAATCCATTCATCGGGCCGTGGGCAGGCGGGCAGGGTGCGACGGTTTACGATGAGGTTTACGAGTTTCAATTATGGATTAACTCATTTGCCGGGTGGACTGTGACCGCCGGGACAGGTGACATTCTGCGAATCCATAACCCGACCGGCTCGACGATTACTTACACGCTCTATCTCGAAGGGGTTCAATAATGGCTACGGCATTCGATCCATTCAGCGGTGTCAACGCTCGTATCAAGGCCGTTGCTATCACGCCGGTACTGACAACCGATCTAGTCACGGTCTCCGGCACTACTACGGCATGGCTCGAGCATACGGGGTGGGATTTTGACCGATCGGCAGACGGTCCGAAAATCTACACGTCGAACTCCACCGCCGACGCAGAGGGCAGCATTGCACCGCTACTCTTACGCGGTTCGCTACTGTCCAACAAACTCAACCTCGAAGGCATTTACAACGGCGGAACCACGACCACAGATGCACGATTCAAGGAAGGTTCATTCGTCAAGATCGACGTTATCTTCCACGGCACATATGGCCTCGGTTACTACGGGATGCTCGCCAAGGTGGTGAGCTTCAAACCAGGAGCTAAGATCGGACCGGAAGCCACAAAAGTAAGTATTGGGCTTGAAATCAGCGGACTCGTACCCGCACCATCAACGTCATAACGAGGTAGCAATGCCAGAGCAAACGACGACACGCTGGACCGTCATTCCCGGTAACAACCTCGGAGATCGGACGATTTACGCATCGACATCCGCCGAGGCGTTGTCGGCTTACGAGAAATCGCAAGGCGTCACGCTTCCCACGGACGGATGGGAAGAATCGGTTAAAGATGGCAACCACATTCTTAAACACGTACCACTCAAGGAATAACCACAATGCAGGGGACCGTAGGCGATATGCTCGGAGCCAGCGGATCGACGCTCACGCTGACATGGAACGGCGTGAAGTATCCGGTCGCATACCCGACGCTCAAGGTGACTGACCGCGTGGAAAAGCTTGTCGCACGTCGAGCACTTGACGAGATCGCGGCACTCAAAGAAATACTATCACAGGGCGAATTTGCCGAGATGAAAGCTGAACTCAATAGCCAAATCCGGGCCGGTCAACACGGCAGCGGCGGGGCGATGTGGGTGGCCGAATTCACCGCAGATGGTGGAAGTCGTGGCCTATGCTTCATTCTCTGGGCATCATTGGCCGAGGCTCGCGAATCACTTCCCCCCGCCGAACGTGCCAAGATACCAGAAATCGCATTCGACGACATTCCGAAGGTGATCGAGGAAAGCGAGGATGCGGCGATGGTGCTCGCGATGATTAGCCCGGATTTCGTGAAGGCCGTGGGGATCAGGAAACGGATCAACACGGCGAAGATGGAGGCCGGACTACGCGAGATGGTGGCGAACTTGAAGTCCAAGCAATCCCAACCGCAGCCCGGCACCATGCCCGCCTGATGCTAGATCCGTGGTGCTATACACCGGATCAGATAGCACGGCTAACACGGTGGCAGGTCGATAACTTGTACCTGATTCCAGCGGCGAAGCAATCCAAGGAACTGGATCGAACCATGCAAGGCAAGGAACCGACGAACGAGCAACCGTATGAGTTTCAAAGCCGCGACGAATTCATCGCGGCGATGCAACTCCACTTCCCTGGCAAGAGTGCCGAGGAATGGGCCGTCGATTGGGAAGTGATGCAGGATAACGCAAGGGGCAAATGATGGCGTTGCCAGCGGCATTATCGAGCGTAAAGATGGTCGGCGATAAGCTCGGCGACTTGAAAGGGAAGCTCGTAGAATTTGCGTTCGGCCTGAATCAAGTAACGGACGCTATCGGATTGGTTCGCGGGGCATTCGGTAAGTTCGTCGAATCGTTTCGGCCTGATGTAATGTTCCGTTTCGAGCAGGTGGCTAAAGACCTGCTCGCAACCATCGGCGAAAATCTCGTTCCAATCATCCAGCTTGCAACCGGATTCTTCAAACAGTTCGCGGACGTTATCGCGGGCTTTACGCCGATGATTCTGCCAATCGTTAAACAGATCACGGCGGCACTACAGCCGATGATCGACCAGTTTTTTAAGTTCTTTTCCGCCATTGCCGACGTTGGCATTTTGCAGATGGTTGTAGATATTCAAACGGAACTATGGGGTATTCTAGGCAGTATCTTCGAGGCAATCGCACCCCTGCTCGTCGCCGTGGTGAAAGAATTCATGTTCTTTTATCAGATCGTCGGCGGCGTGGTGCTCGGTATCCTCAAAGTCGTCGCGATGAACTTCCAAATACTTGCGTTCGTATTGCGACCGTTCAATGCGATCCTCGAAGCGATGATGCAGATATTCGGAGACCTCAATCAAACCTTCTTCGATGTGTTCAAAGTCATTGGCGAGATATTCGGCGAACTGATTGAAATGGCGGCGGGTCCACTTGTCGCGATTATGGATCAGGTCGTCGAGAGCATTAAATCGGTATCGGCTTACTTCCGAATCCTCATCAATGAGTTTCGGGCATTGTTGGGACTTGACCCGATAGGCGACAAGAAAGGCAACTCAGCTGGAAAAGCGGCGGGCGATGCTAAGTTTACAAGCACCGATGACCTTTACAAGAAACTCGCGGCAGCGACGTTCGGGGCCGGACGTGGCGAAGAGAAGCCGGAAGTGAAGAGTATGGGTTATCTTGCTACTATCTCGGCAAATATCGCATCATTCACGGAACCGCTCAGAGCCGCGTTGAAGGCATACGAGCAGATTTCAAACGCCGTAAGTGATCCTGGCTCGATACCAGAAAAGGCATACGACGCAACAACTAGCTTCCTGGGCGACCTTGCCCGCGGCATGGCGATTAAATCGAGGTAGGCAATGGCTGAACCGGCATGGATAACACAACCGACCGACACATGGGACCCGACATCGACTGATGATTGGATGGAGATCGCCGCCGTCGATCAACCGGGCGGCGGCGGTTCGTATGCTCGAGATGATTGCTCTGAGACGCTTGTCGGATTGATACCTCGTAAGAAGACATACGACGCACGCAGGAAGATGCTCGGCTACGCTTACGCTGACACATCGACACCGTGGGAACTTCACCGCGTTAACCCGCTACAGCACCCGGACGAAGGGCATCTAAGGGCGGAAACGGTCGATCTTGTCGGTTATAATCCGATGGGAGCCGACACGACACCAGCAAGCCCACCGCCACCACCACCGACAACCTACGGGGCTTATCGAACTTCGCCGGTTACGGGTGCATTCCCACGACGGATGAACTACTCGCGGATGATGGCGACGGTCAAGTTTCGCCCTCATCCTTACACTTATATGACAGATGCTGCAATGACCGTCGATTCTGTGCGGTTGCCCGAATACTATCGAAACTGCACGATCTTTGACTCGACCGATCCGATGCTTGCGGTATTAGCCGTGGGTTCCGAACCGTTCTTGAAGTGGCTTGACCGTCCGGCCGCAGGTTCAAACGGTCCTACTTATCTGTCGCAAGATCAACTCAATAAAGCCGAGTTGCCTGAGTATCTATCTCAAGCCCAGGTCGTGATTGTCTGGCATGCAGTGCCGCTCGAATTCATCGCGGACCCTTACCTACCGTCGAAAATCATGGCGTGCATGGGTTGCGTGAACTACGAGGATAATTGGCTTGAAGTGCTCGGCAATGACGGATTCAGCAAAGGCACGCTCAAACTCGAATCCCCGCGTATCAAGACCTCGACGCAATGCGTGTTACGGACCACGAACCATATCCCGTCGTTATGTGCCGACATTATCCTTCCGTTCTCTTACGTCGATCCGCTGATGGCGGCGGTGGTCGATTCAGGTGGTGCTGCGACTGCTCCGACGTTCGGCGGATGGAACGCATACGCATGGAGTCGAACCGGGAAGTATTACAGCGTGGGGCGGGTTGATAATCCGACTCAAGGATATTTCCCGTTCCGCAAATTCGATAACATGTTTACCCACGTAGGCGATACTTCGATGAGTGTTTATCCATGATTCGACCGGGGCTTATCTCGGCACGCGATGCCGATGAGATTAACGAGGCGTTGCGATTCGTTCGCGGCTTGCGTAATCTCACGGTCGTACCACCGCTCCGAAAGATACCTGGGCCGGACGGTCAGAATATCATCACGCTCGATACTAGCAACTTTCTCCGCGTCACAATCCCGACGAATTCCGGGGCGATTTCGGGTAGCGGGTCGTCAACCGATCTGGGGCCGTCGATTGTGCTCGGCACGGTGGTGACGGGCCAGGAGTGCGTTGACGGTATCATGATGGTTACGACGATGGACCTCGTGAGCAACGACGGGTATCTTGGATTCGAGAATGAAACAACGGCGGCGGCGGGATGTTGCGATTGTCCGACGTGTTGCCCGGAATCGCCGACGATTGCATCTGTGGTTCGGTTGCTTATCACAGAGAAGACGGGGTGGGCTTCACTGCTCCCGGCTTATATCGACGTCACAATGTCGTCAACCACGGTTGGAGTTGGCGGGTCGAATGGTTCGACGAACTATGTAGACTCAAACGCACGCACATGGAATGCTAGCATTCAGGCGGATGCGTGCCTATCGTCTGGCACTTGGAAAGTGTGGATATTCATAGCACCACCGTCATTCTACGTTGACGGAACTTGCGAGACATTCCAATCAGGCTCGCCAGCGTCGGGCTGGGCGTATGATCTTGTTAATCTGCCATGCTATTATGTCAAAACGCTCATCTGCAATCAGGATTTAACCTTCGCATCGCCGGACGTGGTAGGCACAACAACAGTTTACGGAAATGGTAACCCCGGACCCGGCGATGCAACGTACAAGATTACTGCGAGTATCCCATGATACCGCTACCATGCACATACCGCGACCCGGTACGGATTAATAAATCCGACGGCCGGGACTGGAGAAAGTGCAACCATCCGGATAAGCCGCACGGCGAGGAAGTCTGTACATGCAAGGCCAACACATGCGGGCCGCCATGCCGAGGATATTCGAGCGGGACGGGAAACGCGGGCGTCGTCGTCGGGTGCTACAGCGAACCGGGCCACGACATGCGGGGAATAATCGAGCTACAGGTCCGCGTCATCCGTGCGAACTGCGGGGCCGTGCCGATCCTGCTCACTGTCGATCAATGCGAGCACCTCGGACACATTGAAGCGATGGCGGATCATTACGACGACGTTACCGTGATGCCGGTCGCTCCGGAACGGATCGGACATGCGGGCGGCGATCTTGGAGCGTTCCATCACGGGCTATTGTGGGCTAAAGGTCGCGGGCTTCGATTCGTCGCGAAGTTGTCGCAGCGGTACATAATCGACCGTCCGAATTGGGTGCAGAATTCAGCCGCGAAGAATCAGCAAACACTATGCAACCGCTGCTTGGAAGGCCGGTTCAAGCTGCCGATGCGGACCGAGGGGGTCTTTATGCGTGTGGCCGATTGGCAGGTCGCACTCCCTCACCTGGTGCCACGGCGGGTATTTCCTGCAAGCGGTGAACACGCAGTATGGGGTGCAATGTCGGCGGTCGGATTAACCCGCGTTCATGCGTGGGATTATCTCAGCGGACCGGACCGATGCAAACGTAAAGAGGGCATTGTCTGGAAATGCTCGAACCCGCTAAGTGATTATCAATCCCTCGCGGATAAGTACAAAGTACGGCTCGGCGATTCGTGGAAGTTCCACGGGTGGCCTAAAGATCAGATAACGGATTGGGGATGATATGCACCAACAAGCCCGTGAGTTTGTAGCTCTGAATCGGCACACCCGCGACGTGTGCGAATTCGGATCGTATTACGTCAATGGTGCGGTTCGTGATCTATTCCCGGACTGTAACTATGTCGGCGTGGACATTCGACCGGGGCCGGGCGTTGACATTGTTGGCGATTGTGCGACGTGGGACGATGGCAGGCGGTTCGATATTGTGCTGTGCTGCGAAGTATTCGAGCATGCCGAGAACTGGAAAAAGATCGTAGGCAACGCTTACAAACTACTACGGGGCGGCGGGCGTTTCATAGTCACGGCGGCGGGTCCGAATCGTCCCAAGCACACATGTGACGGGCAAGCGTGGAGCGATAAGGTCAAGGAGCATTACAAAAACATAGAACCGGATAAACTTAAAACCGCTCTCGAAGTTGCAGGATTCAAAGAGGTATACGTGAAATCGACGGGGCAGGACGTTTACGCGGTTGCTCGGAAATAGGTTTGCATCATACTAACCGATATGATAGGATAACATCATCATGGCTTGGCTACTTCGCAGACGACGAATTCTGAACGGTGGCAGTAGCGAAAGTGCTACGGCTCCGGTTAATGCCATTGAATGGACCGATGGCACACCGTTACGTTGGACCGATGGCACTTACATAACGTGGGGTGGATAATGGCCGCACCAGTCGCAGGTGATAAATTTATCGCAACCGGGGCGGGCTATGCTGCACGTGCTCAGACCGCCGTTGAGCAGGAATTCCCGTTCCTGCTCAACCCGGCCCGCGTCGTCATAAGCACTTCCGTCGCCAACTCAGGTAATAACGATCTGTATACCGTAGCGGCAGGCAAACGGGCCTTTGTCGCGTCATCGCGTATTCTTCTGACTGGTGGGGCTGTCTACTTCGCACTGAAACGCAGCGGAGTCTACTACCCGTTATCAATTGCGACAAGCATCGGCGTCTCGAATGGTGTCGTTGCGGCGGGGTTCGTTTTCGAGGCGGGCGACATCATCGCGTTTAACCACTCAACAGCGGACGCGATCAACTACAACCTCGGCATCGTGACGTTTGACGCACCTGCAAGTGGGCCGCGAGGGTTAAAGACCTATACGGAACTTGCTCCAATCAACGGCAATTCAACACTCTGCACGGTAGCAGCAAGTTGCGTAATGCAGTTCCCGAACATGGGTGTACAGGGTGGTGTTGCAATTGGAGGTGGGTCCGCTTCGGTAGCATTTGTATACAACGGATCTGGTTCAGCAAGGAACTACGGAGGCTATATAGTTCCTTCTGGTGGTTCCGCTGATGCCACCACACAATTCTATGCAACTGCGGCTACAAACGACTCGGCTCGTGGGACTATGACACCAGCCGGATACATGGCGGCATCCACGGCATTCATCATGTCAACGAACGCCAACACAACTCAACAGACCATGTGGGTGACGACGCTCGAAACATCAGCCTAACCAGGGGAATTCATGAAGATTAAAGCCGTTACGTTCTCGTTCGCCGATGCTCCTGCTGGTTCCGTATCTGTCAAGGTCACTCGGCGGCTATACTCCAATGGGGTATTCGGCTCCTCGACCAATCAGCAAGTCACGCTCGTCAGCGGTGCGGCGGATGTGACCTTTACCGGGCTTGACGGTCAATATTCCTTCTTCTCATCGTGGGTCGATGGCAGCGGCGTTGCAACGCCTATCGGAACGTGCGTTATTCCGGCGAATCTCTGAAGGGTCGATCCGCCACCGGTCGAGGAATTCGGGGCCGAGTTGACGACCGACCGGGTAGGCTATTCGCTCGATGACACGGGCGTTGACATCTTCCCATCGGCGGCGGCGATCCAGATGCTCATCGGCGGGGCGTTGGGCGGATTGCAGGGCCGAGGCGGTGTGATTGCGGCACCGTGGCCGGGTCCGGGATTGCCGCCACAGATCCAGGCGATTTACAAAACAGCGGCGGGCGTCATTGTGGGAATTCGGTCCCGTACATTCTCATGGTGATATAATGGTTGAGGATGCGACTACGGACGTTATCAACGGGATTGTCCGGGCGGCGACGGCATACCGGGATATTAAGGGGGCGGCAGTGATGGACAATCCGGATCAAATAGCGGGGACGATTACCACTATTGGCCTGGGCACGGCGGGTGGCATCCTATCGACGATATTCGGCAAATCTTCGTTATCCTGGGTGCAGACGATCGGTTGCGTTATCAGCGGGTCCGTTCTGGCTTATATCTGTGTTCCGATGGTAAGCGTTCTATGGTCGAATGCTCCGAAACAACTTGACGGGGTGTTTGGTTTTTTCCTCGGCCTGATCGGTCACAACATCGTTAAAGGCGTTCTCGCGTGGGGCAATCGTGCGGAACGACGGGTTCCGGACGTGATTGACAAGAAGCTCGGCACGGACACAAGCGAGGATAAGAAGTGAAAAAGATAATATCTCTTATTGTCGGTGGTATGGCAGCATAACTATACGCTGGAGTGGTTGCAATCGGTGCTTTTAATTGTGGCCTCAGAGTTTGGGAACACATGAAACCAGCGGGAGTAAAATATCAATGTCGCTGATGCAGTTACTATGCGGAGTGTCCGGTATTGTGTCGTGCATTGCCGTAATCGCCTATCAACGCGTGGCCGTGCGGGAAACGATCCCATCGGTGGCTCGGTTGATGATTGCGGCGTTTTCGTTCTTGATGGGGTGGAGCGTCTTAGCACTACCGCCCGAAACGCTGGAATCGCAGACGACTGGCTTGTTTTTGCTCGCGGGTATGCACTGCTCGACGATATTCCTGGAATCGTACCTGTTTATTGCGACGGTCAAGAACCGTCGTATTCCTGTTTCTACTGTCCGACGTGTAAGATCCTGATAGACGAACGGGCGGCACGTCGGCGAATCGAGCGGGAGAAAGCGGAAGCGAAACATCAGCGGGAAAGAATCTCGGCACAGACAGAGCGGACGCGAAGACTCCGCGATAGACTCAAACAGGGGACCAAATGAAGTATCTTGCAATTCCGCCAATTCTAGGCGTATCGGCTTTGCTGTTCGCCTTCCTCGCATCCGGTGGTCCCCTGCCGGGTACGGTGACACGGGCCGGGGATACTCCCCCCGGTTCCGTGGTGGTCGTGCCAAAGGAAGTCGAGCAGGCCGAACTGATCGTCAAGGAATCACCGGTCCCTGCTGGATCGTTCGCCGAGGTGTCGATTAAGGGCGTGGCGACCGGCGACATGGTCAATTACAAAGTCAGGCCTAAGCCGACGAAACAAGTCATCTCTAACGGGGTGCTGTACTTCAACGGGTTGGCGGCATCGTATGAAGTCGAAGCAACCGTCATCAATTGGGATACCCGCAAGTGGCAGGTGGCCGACGCGGTAGTGACGTTCGGGCAACAGCCGAAACCGCCTCCGATCATCGACCCGCCAATAACCCCAATTAGCGGGTATTTCTTCCTCATCCTGCGGGCCGACGGTCCACCGCTTCCGTCGTTCGTGGCAACGATGGGATTACCTGCGTGGGAAGTACTCAAGGCCAAAGGCCACAAGTACAAAGACAAGACCGTGAAGGATGCCGAGAAAGACCTTAGCTACACGATTCCCGCTGGTACGACGTTACCCGCCGTTGTGACACTGATTGTTGACGGCACCGTGAGCAAAGTCGCACGCGGGCCGGTCACATTCCCAACGGATAACGCGGGGATCCTGAATCTTCCAAACGGAGTGAAATAACATGGAATACCAACTTCCTCCGATCTATTACGGACCTTCCGCTGCCGCTCTTCCGCTCGCGGGCGAAATCAATTGGGGCATGGCGAAGTTCGACGTTGAACGAATCCGCTCGCAGATCACCACGAAAATCAAACTCGGCATCATCGACACGGGCGTAGATAAGTCACACCCGCTGCTCTCGAATGTCGTGGCGTCCAAGAGTTTCGTCGGCGGCGAATCGCCCAACGATGGCAACGGACACGGCACACACTGTACCGGGACTGTCGGGGCCACAGATCCGCGTATCGGCGTGGCGTCCGGGTTCCCGCTCTACCATGGCAAGGGATTGAGCAACGGCGGCTCGGGTGGCGGCGGGCTGATCGACGCTATGGAGTGGTGCATCGAGGAAGGATGCGAAGTCCTGTCGTGTTCGTGGGGTGGTGGCGGGCAAGACGCGGATTGGGAGCGTCGATTCAAGGCGATGGCCGACGCCGGCATCTGGCCGATCTTCGCCGGCGGGAACTCAGGACCGAACACGCCGGACACCGATTGGCCGGGCCGGTCGATGAACCTTATCAACGTCGCGGCACTCAACACCGACCTATCACCGGCATCGTTTTCGTCGGCGGGCAACAAGATCGACACGAGCGGACCAGGCGTCAATATTTGGTCATGCAAGCCGGGCGGCGGATTCCAGCAAATGAGCGGTACGTCGATGGCGACACCGTTTATCTGCGGACTTCTCGGCTTGTACCGGGCTGGGCTGAAACAATCCGGGCAGAAGATCCCGAACGTCTACGAGTTGCGGGAATTGTTATTCTCGCGGTCGATGGACATTCACACGCCGGGCGATGATCGACGAACCGGGCCGGGTGCGTTAATGTCTCTATTGCTCGCGTTGAATCTGACCCCTGACCCGCCACGAATCGGATGATACCCATGCTCTCAATACTGATACTCACGGCATCCATAGGGCAGGACGATCCGCCACGGATTCAGCAACCGGACCCGCCGCCGCTGCGGATCACCTACTCCGAGTTCCGTTCCCGCGTCGAGAAACTGCCACCGGGCCAAACGCTCACCCTATCCGTCGGTTCCGATCACCCAGGGGCGATACGATGCCGCGACGAAAAAACGACCGGGATCGCAGACGGAGTTTATTCGTGCTGGTTCGATGGAACGCAAGCAAAAATGCGGCGAATAGAACCACCCGCCACGACAAGCGGGAACGCAATACCAAACACGCTCAGGCCGTGGTACAATGATCCGAAATGCGTCGGCAATACCTGACCGACACGATAACCCCGGCAGTTTGCCGGTAACGAGAGGCCTATGATGATTACCGTTAAAGAGTTGTGCGAATTCTGCACGAATAACGCCGACGCAGCGGGCAACGAATACCGCGAAGCTGTGTATCGACAGTTTCCGGAGATCGTCCAACGACTAACGGACATTGAGCGTGATCTCGCAAATTGGGTTCAATTGGCGAAATATCAACGTGACTGGTTCACATTGAACCATCCGGCTAAAAACAATGCAGGACCATGCCCGACTGACATTGGGATTGCTCAGAGCGAAAAACTTCTAGGCCGCGAAATTGGTTATCCCAAGCCAGCGGTCGAGGGCGATAAATCCAACTGTTAAGTATTGCTTAATAGTTCAACTCACGGAGATAGATTCATGGCCGCGATAATTGCTCAACTGCTCGCGATGTTCGGACCGCTACTCAGCGAACTGCTCAAGAAGTGGCTTGAATCGCTGCTGAATAAAACGGCGAAGGCACTCCCGAAGAACGCGACGAAAGCGGACCTGCTCAATGCGGCATACACGGCCACGAAGGGTATGCCAGTTCGCCGGAAGATTCTGCGGTTCATGATCGCTCACCAAAACGAGACGAAGCTCAACCCCGCGTTAAAGAATGAATTCAAGGTCGAAGCCGGGACGTAAATTCACATGACCGGCAAAGCTATCGTCGATTTCCTCTCCTCCCTGTCAGAATATCCAGTATCCACGTTCCCCGCTGCCACGTTTCGACCGGCAGACCGCGTAACCAGGTCAACAACTCCTCGTCGTCGCAGTCCGCATCCATCAACGCATCACACAG